GCTGATAAGGCCCAACGCGTCCAGATCATGCGCAAGGTAAAGGCTGAGCTGGGTATAACTGGCGTGCGTGGCGTGACAGAAGAGTGGGGCGATTGCATAGCTTTCCGGCCTTATGGCATGGCAACCATTCTTTTCATTACCTATTGCGAAGGTGACGCATGATAAGGGGCCTATTGATTGACGCCCTAGGGCTTGCTTGTATCTGGTTGGTGGCCACCCTGCCCCTACTGTTATAGGGCAATCACAAGACCCATTACATCGCCCCTACGGCCCTATGAAATACCTATGCTTGGCAATAGCTTGGCATAGGTTTAAGCTTGCGTGCTACTTGCGAATCATTCGCATCTCGATGTTAAAGGGATTAACATGGGTCATGCGCCCTGCGAATCCTCTGTCAATAGTTTACTTTCGTCACCCCCTAACTAATTGATACTAGTGACATTCTTGCCACACAGGGTATTTGTGATCACAAGTGACAATGGGTAAGGACTAGTGACCTACTTTTGTGATCACACGGGGATTCTTTTGTGATCACACCAGTGTTGCACAAATGTCACACTCATGATTTATTTCCACTTGGGTCTTGACAATGGGGCCCCTATAGATTATGGGGCGAGGGATTCTGCGGTGGTGGTAGCCCCTGAGAAACCCAAGATAGAAAATTTACTTTGACCCCATACAAGCCATGATAACTTTTTGTTACACAAATGTTACACTCATGGAACACTGTGGTATAAAAGTCACACTAGAGATTTATTACCAATCAGAAGTGTTGCACAAAAGACACACTTTAGAAAATTCGTAAATAATTCTTTCGTTAGATTACAGATACTTAGGAAAATACTACAAAAAAGATGAGATTTCCTTGTAATAAACTACCAGAAAAAGGACTTATATATACACAAGGGGGTAGGGGGCACACAGGTATTAACCAATGTCTCTTGACTTAAGTGATTAAGCACTCATCAAGTAATTAAATACTAAGCACTTAAGTGATACTTAAGAAATACTATAGTATGGCTACACAATAAGATTATATACTGTTCAGTGTTTGATACTTAAGTGTTACTATAGTATGTGACTTAGGCTACCACCTTAAGTGTCTTATTACTTCTTGTTGTAGTTACTGATACTATAGTGGCACTTAAGTATGACACGATCTTGTCTACCATCTTAAGTTGTTGTAGCTACCTTAAGTGAGTATAGCGAACGATGACTTGCGCTACCACCATAGGAATATATACTAGGTTGTAGCCATAACTAATACCACCCCCTAAGAGCCACGGAGAGCTTCACACAGCCCGTGAGAGCTACTTAGGTGGGTGGCTATACCACAGACCCTGCATAAGCACTCAGGGTCTCTAAAGATAGAGCCTAGAGGTATACCGCTAGGTAGTGTATTAATCTTCACAAGAAACCTGTCCTAGTAACAATCTTCATGTGATAGGAACACTTTTCATACGGCTTAGGGACTAAAGAAACATGACCAACTTCGGTGCACCAGTAAACAAGCTAGGTAAGAACAAAGCTATTGCTAACCTAGTGCGTAAGCGTGTCCTTGAGGGTTTGTCAGTTAAGGATATTGTAGGTGAGGTACAGGCTAAGTTCTCGGATGCCCCTCGTTCCCTTAATACCTTCTACAAGTATTACAAGAGTGACCTAGAGGCTGCTCGTGCTGAGATTAACGGTATGGTTGGTAGCATGGTCCTTAAGCGGGCGTTGGAAGAGGGTGACTACGGACACTTTGCTTCACAGGAGTTATTCCTACGGTCCCGTGCAGGTTGGTCCCCTACAGCTACTAACATCGAAGTTGAGCAGGATAGCGCAGATGAAGACCTAAGTGCTATCGACCAGCTTTCAGAGCTTTTGGGCTTAGATATGGATGAACCCGACAATGACACCCCAGACGAAGAAGAAAGCAACGGCTGATGCCCTTAGAGCTTTACCCAAAGACAAACTAAAGCAAGTCCTGAAGCAACTCTCCCCCAAGCAAGCTGAAGAACTCAAGTACGACTGGAGATTCTGGGCTAGACCACAGCAGCTACCACCTGAAGGTAATGACTGGAATGTGTGGTTTATCAATGCAGGACGTGGCTTTGGTAAGACTAGGGCTGGTGTCGAGTGGGTCAGAGAGCAAGTTAAGCTAGGCCATAAGCGTATAGCTGCTGTAGCTTCTACCAACTCCGATATTGAACGTGTTATGGTTAAGGGTGAGTCAGGGTTCCTGAATTGCTGCTTTAAGGGTGATAAGACGCATAAGGGCCAAGAGATGGGCTACCCTGAGTGGTCACCTACCAAACGGTCTCTTACATGGGCTAACGGTGCTAAGGTAGAGTTCTACTCCGCAGAAGAGCCTGAGCGTCTACGTGGCCCACAGTTTAGTGCTGCATGGTGTGATGAAACTGCTGCATGGAATAAAGATCAAGATACTTGGGACATGCTCCAGTTCTGCCTACGCTTAGGCAAACACCCCCGTATTTGTATTACTACCACCCCTAAACCTACTAAGTTGATCCGTACGATCCTTAAGGGCGCACAAGGGGAAGACCCTAAGGTTATCATTACTACTGGGTCTACGTTTGATAACTCCGCTAACCTTGCTGATACTTACCTTACCTCTGTGAAGGCTCTCTATGAGGGTACTAGACTAGGTAAGCAAGAATTGTATGCTGAGGTACTAGAGGAAGCTGAAGGCGCTCTCTGGACTACAGAGACTTTAGATAACTGCCAGATCGACAGGGACGACCTCCCCCACCTAAACCGTATTGTAGTTGCACTTGACCCTGCTGTTACTTCTAATGCTGAGTCTGACATGACTGGTATTGTTGTAGCTGGTGTGGATGTTAATGGCGTAGGTTACATCTTAGGTGACTACACAGATAAACTCTCCCCCCAAGGTTGGGCTAACAAAGCTATTGAACTCTACCACAAGTATGAGGCTGATAGGATTGTAGCTGAGGTAAATCAGGGCGGTGACATGGTTAAGCAAACTATCCACGGTGAAGATGAGACAATCCCCTACAAAGCTGTAAGAGCCTCTCGCGGTAAGTATGCCCGTGCTGAACCTATCTCTGCTCTATACGAGAGAGGTCTAGTAAAGCACGTAAGGAACCCTGAGGATGGGGCTAACCTTAACGAACTAGAGACTCAGATGCGTACATGGGCTCCTCTAGGGTCTATTGGTAGCCCTGACCGCCTAGACGCAATGGTATGGGCCTTAACAGAATTAATGATGAATGGCTATACTAAGCCTAAGCTACAACTAGCGTATAGTAACGCAAAAGGATTAGGAAAGTAGAATGAGTACCAACCCTAAGAGCATTTATAACGAGTTCATTAGGGCTAACCTTCCTGTAGGTATCACCTATGATGAAGTACGCGCTCAGTATGTCACGTTCAATGGCAAACGCTTCCCTACTTACCTTCAAGCTAAGTGGTACTTGGATTACATTACTAAGTTCGGGTATGTTCCTCCAGGGTACACCGCCAACGGCATCCACCCTGTCGGGGTGCTAGACTACGTGCGAGGGTACTACACAGGTGTTGACGGTCGCACCCAGAACCCCAGCGACATCGTTACCTACGGCACCCCCGGCCTAGCCCTAATGACAGACAGCGATGGTTTTCAGAAATGGAACCCGCATAATCTTCTGACTTACTCGGAGGATTTTAGTAATGCTGCTTGGAGTAAAACGAGGGCAACAGCCACATCTAACTATATAGCAATGGATGGTACCGATGCCACAACACACACTGTCGCTCAGGTACTCCCAACACAAGCTATTAGTGCAAGGTATTTTTATGAGATTGAACTAAAGGCCGATTTTTTATCAGTTGCAATGTTACGTACCCGGAACGAAGATAATTCCATAACTGAGACATGGATTGATCTTACTAGCGCAACTATTGGTACGGATACAAGTGATGGCGCAACTGCTTCGGCTCTTTCTGATGGATGGGTTCTTTGCGGCATCCCCCTCGACATACCGTCCGCAGATACAACAGCGACTATTGTGTCTATATACTTAGCAGAGACAGACGGTGTAGCGACTATTGCAACCGCAGTTGAGGGCGAAGGGTTTTTTGTAAGGAATGCTCGTTACTACCGCTCAGACCAAGGCGGCATGGCACCTGTACCCGTTGGACAGCGCATTGCAGGCTCAGAGACATACGTTCCCACGACTTCCGCACCAGTATACCTCCCTCGGGATAACAGCTATCTGTATGATGCAGACACGGACTCATGGGTAAACAACGGCCTGTTCCTTGAGAGTGAGGCGCGGACTAATTTGGTTACTTATAGTGACCTATCTAATGGGTGGGGGCCTTCTAGAGCAACCCTGTCGTATGACCAAGGTATGGCTCCTGACGGTACAAATTCAGCCGTAAAACTCACAGCGGATAGCACGGCGGTAAACAGCCACGCCGTCAATGGCTTTACTAACGTCCCTGCTGCCGACAGTGTTGTGACCTTTAGTGTCTATCTAAAGCAAGATACCCTACGGTACGCTCAACTTAAAATTACAGATGACGCAGCAAATGTGGGCGGTGGTCTTACTACCTTCGAGGCGCATTTTGACCTGCAAGAAGGTACTCTGACAGGGACAGCGAACTACAATGGGACAGCCGTTGGCACACACGCTGAAATAGAGTCAGTCGGAAATGGCTGGTATCGCTGCTCACTCGGCCTCACAAAGTATGGTGGTTCTCTCAGGACGGATACAGGAATCCGATTAACTGAATTTACATCTGTAGTTAACAACCCCACATTCACAGGCACATCAACAGAAGCGATCCTAATCTACGGCGCACAACTCGAAGTAGGCTCCACCCCATCCTCCTACATTCCCACCAACGGCTCCACAGTTACCCGCGCGGCACAGACTG